TCGACGCACACGCAAAAGTGCTTGGCTGGAGCGGAGCATCGGCGGGCTCCATCGTCGCGACGTGCAAGGCATTTGGTCTGCCCGACGAGGTCATCGTCGCCATACTCGTCGACGTGCTGGAGAGTGGACAGACTCTCGCGCTGTCGCCGGCCAGCGTCCCCCGTGGTGGTCTGTTTTCCCTCGACGTGATCGGCGACCTCATTGACATGCACATCGGCAAGGGCGCACGACTCGGCGACGCAACCAGCGGGCTCGTAGTGTGCGTAACCGACCTCGACAGGGCAAGGCCCGTCTACCTCTCGAAGCACAGCACACCGCGCATTGTGGTGCGTGAGGCGGTCATCGCGTCGTCATCGTTCATGTGCGGCGTTGTCCCTGCGGCGGTCATCCCTTCAATTGGGACGGAGTTGTCTCCCGACGTGCGCCTGTATGGCGATGGCGGGCTCACAGACAACACTGTCGACAATGTGTGGGACCACAAGCCGGAACCTCGTGTGTCCGTGCGTCTCGGTGAGGCACCAATGGACCCGGCCGGCCGCATTCGTCCAGGTGACGTCCCAGCGATTCTCTCCGCGATTCCCCGTGCTCTCTTGTGGGCTCCCTCGCAACGCAAGTCAAGACGCACTGACGGACTCGACGTCGACGTGGACGCCGTCAACGATTGGGCATTCAAGAAAAACAAGCAGCGCGTCGAACGTGAGTGGTCGACCGGATACGACACCGTCCGCCTCTGCGGCGCGTGGTTTCGAGGTGTGGCGTGATTGAGCAAATCGCTATCGGTGCTCTCTCGGCAGCGACAGGTGGCGCAGCGGCGTGGGCGGCGCTACAGGCTCGTGTGCGCCGTCTCGAGGAGATCACATCGGAGCTGCGCAGCGACAAGGCCAGCAAAGAGGCGCTGGCGATGGTGGCGTCCTCCGTCGAGAAAATGCAAGCCGAGATGGACAAACGATTCGACCGCATCGAAGCGCTACTTCTGAACGGAGGCCACAATGGAAATCGTTAACTACGTCGCCACAGAATGGCAGGCCATGCTCGCTGGCGGGGGCGTCTATGCCGTGCTCCGTGAGGTCGCCGGCTTCGCGCTTCGGCTCTACGCCGCTCGTCTCCGCAGCGATGACGACCCGAAAAACGACGCCGTTGCAGACGTCGTCGACGACGCCGCAAAACGAATCGAGGAGCGCCAGTGAGACGCTACGTTGCCCACTACGTCGACGGCCGCACCCGCTACCTGTGGGCAATGTCCCCTGAGCAGGCCGCGCAACAGGCTCGATTCTATGGCGAGCCCGACGTCGTCATGGCGGTGAGCGGATGATGCACGGCTGGCCCCTCCCGTCTCGCGTCATGTGGCAAGGCGACCGCCGATGGGGCTCGTCGCCCTACGGCCACGCCGGCAAGACCGTCGCGCAGTGGGGATGCACGGCGACCAGTCTGGCCGAAGCACAGCGGGCGTCCGGCATTCGCGCTGGCGCAACGCCTCAGACGGTCTGTGAGCGCGCCGCGCTGGCCTCCCCGCCTGTCTGGGCACCCGGCTCGTCATTGGCCGTCCTGCCGCGTCTGGCGCGTTCTGCGGGGTTCTCTTGTCCCGATCCTGAATCAGCCTGGACGGTCGCTAAAGGGGCCATGTCGGCACGGCAGTTGTCGGTGGCAATCTGCGACGCAATCGACCGTCACGGAATCCAACCACGGAACGGGTTCGCGTGGTTGCATGTGGACTACACCGGCGATGACGTAGGCGAGCACTGGATCATGGCGCTCGCCTACGATGACGACGTCATCTATGCGACCGACAGCGCACCGGCGAAGGTCATCCAAATCGACCGGCGCACCCTACAGGCTGAGGTCATGTGGGGCGCGTCACCGAGGCGCTATCGCGTGGTCAGAGGGTATCCTCTCGTCGTCACGGGCTAACGGCTGCCCGATGCCTCGCGGTCTCGTACTTGATCGCAGACGAGCAAGCGACGTCACCACAGCACGGCCTAGCGGCACCATGTCGGCCGGTGACTGGCAGGGCAGTCCCGCACCAGTGACAAGGCACCGTCTCCGTCTGCTGCTTTTGGCCCTTGCGTTCAGCGCGATACACCCTGCCCTTGTGACGACGACACTCCGTGGCCGCGCACCACGTGCGGCCGGAAATCAGGCCCTGCCCCCACAATCGGGTCGGCTCGCCGCAGTGGTGACAGGCCACATAGATCGGCTGGCCCGCCTTGCCTTCCTCTCGTCGTTTCTTCGTGCGCTTGTCGCTCGCTGGCGGCTTGTCGCGTCTCGATTTCTCTGGCTTCTCGTCGTCGACGTTTCGCACACGACAGCGGGCGGCGCTGTCGTTGATCACGAGCCTGCGCTCGTCGCAGACCTCTAGCGCCTCACGGTCGCTCATGTCGCGACAGGCGCGGCCGGCGTCGACGCCGCACTCTTCGCAGCGGGCGTAACTGGCCCACGGACCACGCTCGATAATGCGCTGGTACGTCGACGGTGGGTCGAGTTTGTCGGTTCCACGAACTCGGGTCATGACTCACGTCCATAGAAGGATTGCAGGGCTTCGTGACGACGGCGGGCGCGTTCCCGTTTCTCCCAGACGTCGGCGAGGTAGACAAGGCCGACAGCTACGCTGACGACGACGACGGCGAAGAGTATGGCGATCATGGGCGCTCCAATGTGTCGCCTGGGACTTCGTCGAAGGCGGCGAGGGCGTCAGCGCTCTCGTTCCACAAGCGTTCAAGGTTGACGGCGATGCTTCGCAGGCTGTGGACGCCGCGCTCGTCGTCAACCTTGAAGGCGATGCCGTCGCGGAACGCCTTAAGTTTGCGCGTCGCATCCATCGCCAACCCCAACCGCTCGCGTAGTGCCGCCAGTTGGATGCCCAGCTCGTCGCGTTGTCGTCTCACGTCTTCAATCGTTTCACCTTCAGTGTCGTGCATGATGTGCTCCATTCAAATAATTCCAAATAGCAATGGTTGCCGTTCACTGCCGTGTGCGACAGACGAAAGATTTCGGCAAGCTTGTTCAAAATAACTGCGCTTCAATTCAGCGCCGACAAACCGACGACCCATCTCAAGTGCGACGTAACCCTCGCTGCCGATACCCATAAACGGCGACAGCACCGTGTCTCCGGGGTTTGACCACAGCTTGATGCCTCGTCGGATGACCTCAAGTTGAAGCGGGCAGATGTGCTTCTCGTCGTCGTTCTCGCGGGCGCTGCGATACTGGAGCGTGTCGCCCTGGTCGATGTCCATCCACACCGGCGACGCAAACTGCTGCCACATCCCGACGGGCATGTCGTCGTCCTTGCCGGTGTGTGTCACGGGCTCCGGATTTACGCCGGGCTTGCGCATCGTGACAAGGTAGTCGGGGATACCCTGACGCGACATGGCGCTGTCTTTCTTGATCTGCTTGTGAAGCAGGCCAAGCGCCTTCGTGCGCTGCATCGCCGTGACAGGGTCCTTCCAGATGACCACTTCAGAATGGAACACCCAGCCGACTTCTTGGAACGCACGAATGAGTTGACCCCGGAAGTCTGTCAGCCCGATGACGCCGTCGCGAGCCTTAGACGTCGGCAGTAGCATGCAGTGAAACGACAGCAGTCGACCGGGCTTCATGACGCGGTACAGCTCGGGCACGAGGTACCGGAACTGCTCAAAGAACTCATCATGGCTGGCGCAGTTGCCCATGTCGCGGGGGCTGGCGCTATAGGTGTAGAGCGACGCAAACGGCGGGGAGAAGATGCTATAATGCACGCTCTCGTCTGGCATCCCTCGCAATACGTCGATGCAGTCGCCGTGGTATGCTGCGAAGTTGTCGGTCACGTTCTGGTCGATGATGTTCATGTGCTCTCCTTGAGCCACGACGGGATGGTCATGGCAGTTTGTGCGTCGTATGGGTTCCACTCGCGGGCCGATGTGCCCTGGACTTCTGCTCTCACGCTGTCGATGACCTGCATGGCCATCTCAGCGCCGAGGCGTGCAGCTTCGGCTTCCTTGCGTCGATAGTTGTCGATGACCAATTGCTCCGTGTCGGCGCGGATAATGTGAACATCGACCGGCATCGTCTGGCCAAAACGCCAGCATCGACGGATGGCCTGATAGGTCTGCTCGTAGCTATGGCTGGCCCCCACAAAGACCATGCGTGCACAGTGCTGCCAGTTGAGGCCAAATCCGGCGATGCTTGGCTTGGTCACGATGACGCGCTTCTCGCCCGATGAGAACATCGCCAGCTTTGCCTGCTTCTCGTCGACGCTGTCGCTTCCTGTGACCTCGACAGCGTCAACAATGGCTTGCGCTACGCCCTTGCTCTCGTCATTCATTTCGCACCACACAATGCACGGCCCTGTTCCGCTGGCGAGGGCGGCAGCCTTGGCGATGCGAGCGTCGGCTGTGCCACGGCGCACCGCACGCTGGTCTGCCAACGTCGTGGCGTTCACCGCGAACAACAGGCCGGACTTGTGGGCACCGCTGTTATCTACGGCGATAACGTGTTCGTGAAACCGGAGCGGCGGCAGGTTGTAGTCGCCGTCTTCGTGGCCGAGGTCCGACGGTCGACGAAGAACCGCTCCCCACGTGGCCAGCCACTTCCAGAATCCTTTGATAGCGTGCCCCTTGAGCCGCCAGTCTTGCGTCGTGTCCATGTCGTGCACGAAATACTCTGCGAGCATTTCTGTGCGAGTCTTGACCCCGAGGAACTCCGAATGATTGCCAAGCTCCGTGAAGTCGTTCGGGGCCGGCGTCGCAGTGCACGCCAGTCGGTACGGGGTCGACTTGAACCCACCGATAACGGCGTTGCGGGTCGCGCCGTTAAACGACTTCAAGATGCTGCTCTCGTCGAGCACGACGCCGACGAATGAGTCAGGGCTGAATCGGTCCAGCATCTCGTAGTTGGTCACTGTAATGAGGTCGCCCGCGTCGTCGCGACGGTAGGCCATGTCGACACCGAAGCGCCGGCCTTCCTCGACTGTCTGCTGTGCAACAGCAAGCGGTGCAAGAATCAATACCCGACCACGCCGCGAAACATGGCGTGCCCACTCCACCTGGATAGCGGTCTTACCGAGGCCTGTATCCGCAAACACCGCAGCGCGACCCTTGCGCAAAGACCACAGAACGAGGTCACGCTGATGCGGAAACAAGTGTGGCGCGATATCGGTGTCGTCAATGCCCGGAAAGGATTCGGCGTAGCTCTTGCGGTCAACAAATGATTGATAGTCCATGGTCATCACACTCCACCCCTCACAAGCGACCGCAGCCGCTCCACTTCGAGACGCAGGCGATCACGTTCGCCGATGATCTCGTGCCATTTGTCGAGGGGCACATGCACCATGTCGAGGTCGACGACACGGACGCCAAAGATGGCAAGGATGCGGGCGATCATGGCTGGGCCTTGGCCGCTTCAATCAGCACACGACGCGCCCAAGTGGACACGCGCATGGGTCGACCACGCTCGTCGATGACGGCGGCGGCTGCTGCGTCGAGGGCGGCACGTTCGGCGGGCTTGAGGTCGATGTTGAGGCAGATGCGGGGGGGTTTCTTCATGCTGTCTCCTTCAATCGTTGCGTCGCGTCGCGGATGATCTCGACGGTGTCGCTGTTGTGGTCGTCGCCGATGATTACAGTGGGCCGATGACGGACGCAGCACAGCGCCCGTACCAGAATGCGAGGGCGAGACGCCCATGCATGTGGCGACTCATCGGCCACGCTCCACCGCATCCATGATCTCTCGGTAGCAGTCCTGTGCCCATCGGAGCAGGGCCGCATTGTCCTCGCCAGTGTCGGCGAGATCCATCACCCATCGGGTCACATCGACGCCGTCTGCGGCGCTGGCGAGCTCGGCGTCGGTGGGGCTGTCGTCGATGCCGGGATCGGGAAGGTGGCGGTCGGGGT